AAAGGAAAACAATAGAGCAAAGTAAAGGAAAGTTAAGAGGTCATTCCACCGAAAACGGTGGGGAACATGCAGCGAAGTGCAACAGGAAGTGATTCGCGGAAAAGTTCAGGTGCCATATGAAAATGAGCGGAACGGGCTACGTCCATGGCCTGGTCAGAAGAAGGGTCAGCATGTTGCAAAAGGCCTAAGTAGTTCTGCCACTTATTCTGGGCACTCGGGTCACGTGACTCCAGGATGTGAGTGCGGTACTGAATGCCTTCAGCAGAATACTCCGGAGAAGCACCACCGAGAGTGAAACCACTAAACTCTCCAGTCATGCCATTGATGTTCTTGAACACCCAAGGAGAATCAGGGAAGGCCACTGAATCACACATTCGGTCAACCGCGGCATCATCTCCATTGACTGCAACTGTGTCCTCAGGCAGGATCTGGTTCACAATTGAAGAAACAACGGCACGGCGCACGCTGTTCAAAGCCCAGGTGTAACGATCACCAGAGTTTTGCATGGTGCCCATTGGGCCATGTTGGCTTCGGGCGTTGAGTCTGCGTTCAGCATACTCTTCCATGTACCAGCGTGGGAAACCGGAACGTCTCATGACATGCAAATCGAAATTGAGCACGCCAGCATCACACCCAACGTCCCATCTCGTCACGTCAGAAGCGTAAACACCGTTGCCAACACGCCAAGTCTTCTGGTAGGCCTCGATAAACTGATCGGGGCTCATTCTACGGTAAAACAAGAAGTTGCTTGGAAACGCTGAGATGATCTCGTCCTCAAGAAAGAGGGCGAACGGGGCGTCTCCGAGAGTCTGTTTGATGTCGAACTCATGGATGAGTTGGCCGGGCATGGCTTCTTTCTTGTCCTTCTTTTCGCTCTTCTTGATGACCTGAGCCTTGAGTGAAATGACAATGTCAGAGCCAGTACGGTCTGGGTTGTGGGCAGCCAACTTGTCTAGGACAGCTTTCTCTGGTCTTCCAGCACAATACTCGCGGATTGCGCGTTCGCAGTACTGCTCGAACTTGGCCGCGCCCCAAGTCGGTGGATTGGGCACTAGCCGATCGTACTCATCACACATGTCAGATCGAGAACACCA